AATAGCTTATGCTAACTTTGCACAAGGTCAAGGTTATGAGCCTGCACAAAAACTAAAAGTAGAACCTATGACTTTAAAAGCATTAGTTCGAGAGCGTCTTGAATCAGGTCAAGAGATGCCTTTTGAATTATTTAATGTGTTTTCAGGAAACAAGACCAAAATAACAAGGAGACAGTAACATGTCACAAGAAGCAAGAAACGAGGTTGCCAAAAAACAAAGTAACCTACCAACCTCATCTTTATTTATTAAAGATGCAGGACAAGGTTTAGAGAATATGGATAAAGACGATTTAGCTTTACCTTTTCTTAAACTTTTACAAACAAGCTCCGATGAAACTAAGAAGAAACATTCTTCTTATGTTGAAGGCGCTGAACCAGGAATGTTTTATAATACAGTTTCTAAGAAACTGTATGACGGTATAAAAGGAATCGAAGTGGTTCCATGCTACTATCGTCTAGCATTTCCTGAATGGGCTCCATTCGAAAGAAAAGAAGGAAGACCTATCTCACCAGATAGAGGACCTGAAGTTCTTTCTCAAACCAAAAAGGATGCAAACAATAAAGATGTTCTTCCTAATGGTAATATCATAATCAAAACAGCTAATCACTTTGTCATCATTAATGGTGACAGACCTGAAAAAGCTTTGATGGCTATGAAGTCCACTCAATTAAAAGTGAGTAGACAATGGAACTCCAACATTAAAAATGAATTTGAGATATTAGAGGGCAAAACTTATCCTGCTCCAGCTTTTTCTCGAATTTATAATTTAAAATCTGTGGAGATCACAGGAAACTTTACATGGTATGGCTACTCTGTAAAATTACTTAAAAAGGTTGAGGACACTGCACTTTATCAAATAGCTAAAGAATTTTATACTTCTTTAAAAGCTAGTGATGCTAAGAGTTTGGCGTCGAAAGAAGATACAAACTTTTAATTTTCTCTTGAGGGAAAATAGGGGCGGCTGATGCGAGAGTTGACTCCGCCCCGCTTAAGGGAACATTATGGTTGAAGAATTTGTAAAATTATTTACAGGACTAACTGATAACTTTGGCAAAGCCGACATGTCCAAAGTTGTATTTGATACAAAAAGAAATAAAATTAAGCCTCCTTATGTATGGACAGGTTACGCTATCACTTCAACCCATTACCAAGAACATTTAGATGGAAAAATTTCCATAGGTATTCAACCTTGTACACGTGAGGGTAAAGTTTCTTTCGGATGCATTGACGTCGACCCTGCTAATTACAAAGGCTTTAAAATTTCAGCTCTTTTATTTCTTATAGAGAAACATAAACTTCCTGTGGTTTCATGTCGTTCCAAAAGTGGAGGCCTTCATATTTATCTGTTCTTGAAAGAAGAAATCAGTGCACAAACCATGAGAGATTCTTTAACAACTTTTCTTCTACCTTTAAAATTAAAACCAACCACTGAACTTTATCCTAAACAAGTAGAATTAATAGATACCCCAGGACAATTTATTAATCTTCCTTATCAAAATAAAAAAGAAACAACTCGTTATGCTCTCAATAAAAATAATGAACCTTTATCTTTAGAAGAATTTATTAAAACAGCACAGGACTCTCAACTTACAGCATCCCAACTAAATAGCTTAGTAACAAGATGCAATGAAGAAGTTTTAAAGGGAGGAGACCCCGAGTTTGCAGACGGTCCTCCATGTTTACAAAGGCTTTCTATAAATAAATTAACAGACGGAAGAGATCGATTTCTGTACAACTACATGGTCTTTGCCAAGAAAAAATATAAAGACCAATGGGAAGATAAAGTTGTTTCAGCAAATCAAAACTATATTTCTCCTTCCTTCGGAAATAATATAATACAATCTAAACTTAGATCCTGGAGAAAAGATACAGCTGGCCATACTTGTAATGACGACCCTATTCACCCTGTGTGTTTAAAACATATTTGTCTCCAACGAGCCCATGGTATAATTTCTGATCGAACTAAAGCCTTTCCTCATATCTATGGTCTCACTATTATTAAATACACTCTACCTATATTACAGTTCATGGTTGAAAAACCTAACGGTAAGCCAGCGGTACAATGTGAAATGCTTCGAGACGATTTTCCAATCCAACGAAAACTTAAAACTGCAATTTATGGCCAAGCACATTTTATACCCCAATCTCTTAGTCCTATAAAATATGAGGAATTTTTAAATAGAATAATGATACCACCACCAAAAGTCATAGACCCACCTGAAGGAGCATCGTCTAGAGCTCAACTGTATCCTTATCTATATGAATTTTGTATTAATGGCACTAGAGCAACAAAGAAATCAGAGATTCGAGGAGGTCTTTGTTGGACCGAGGGTGGTTACCACCATTTTCTTTGGACTTCTTTTTTGGAAACCCTTCCTACTCGATGGCACCTGACTCCAAAAGATACTTCAATTATATTAAAGAAAGATTATGAAGCTGAATTTGGCCATCCTTATAACATTGGAAACAACCAAACTATAAGATGTGTAAAACTTAAACAGCTTCACATTGATCAAATTGAACATAAACCAACGGAAAAGAAAAAGGAGGGTAATTTTTAATGAACTATAAAGTAGTAGGACCACCAGGAACAGGAAAAACAGATACGCTTTTGAATACTGTAAAAGAATATGTAGATAAAGGAACACCTTTAAATCAAATTGGATATTTTGCTTTTACTCGTAAAGCAGCGAACGAAGCAAGAAATAGGTATTTAAAATCCAGGCCAGATCTCGAAAAAAAAGATACAGAATATTTTCGAACTCTTCATTCATTAGCCTTTCGTCGTTTAAATTTAAAAGAAGAAAATATATTACAAGAAGAACACTACCAGCTTGTTGGACAACAAGCTGGTGTACGAATTCAGTATGCACCCTATGAAAAGAATGCATTTAATGGAATCTTCACCGATAAAAGTGAATATTTAACTATTATTAATTTGGCTAAACTTAGAAGTATCCCTGTACTAGAACAACTGGATCGCAATGAACATCTAGGAAGAATTGAAAGAGATAAACTTTTTATACTGGATAAAAAAATAGAGGAATACAAACGCGACCATGACTTAATTGATTTTAATGACATGATTCTTAAATTTATAGAAAAAAAAGTATGTCCCCTCTTTAAAGTCGTATTTATTGATGAAGCTCAAGACCTTTCTCCTCTTCAATGGAAGATGGTTAAAGTTTTACAGGAACATTCTAGTAATGTGTATGTGGCGGGTGACGATGACCAGGCAATCTTTGGATGGGCAGGGGCTGATGTTAAATCTTTTATAAATTTTGAGGCTGTTGAAATTCCACTACAACAATCCCATCGAGTTCCACAGTTGGTTTATGACAGAGCCGTACAAAGATTAGATAATATTGTAGAAGCAAGAATTGATAAAAAATATTTTCCCACCCCTGAAAAAGGAAGTGTTAAAACGTTTTTTTCCATTGATCCCATCGACCTCTCGAAAGGAGACTGGTATATTTTAGCTAGAACTAACGATCTTTTAAGACCTATTATTAGCCAGCTCCACAAACGTGGAATCTATTTTGAAACCAGCCATGGGCGCAGTCTCAGTAAAAATCTGTACCAAGATATTTTAAATTGGGAAAAATGGATAAAAAAAGAACAATTAAATACCATTGAAGCTCAAAGAGTCTTTGAAAGACTGGGACTAAAATTGAAAGAAACTACAGATAAAATGTTCACACTGGATTCTCTAATTGTTTTACATCCTACTATTAAAAAGGTTCGTTGGTATGACGCCTTTACCGAAGTAACCCCTAAAACCAAAACCTATATTCGAGCCATGAGAAAAAATGGAGAAAATCTAAAAGCAGATCCTCGAGTCAAAGTCATGACTCTCCATGGATCCAAAGGAGGAGAGGCCTCTAATGTAATTATCTTGCAAAGTCAAACAAATAACACTATGAAAGCCGTAAGAAAATCACAAACAAAAAGGGATGAAGAACAGAGGGTCTGGTACGTTGGGATCACCAGAACCAAACACAATTTGTTTTTAATAAGATCCAAGGATAGGAGTAAAGAATTTAAAATATGAACAACATTACAGCCATTACAGTCATTTGTCTTTATACATTTGTATTTGGTTTAATGCTATTATCTCTCAATGAGTGAATACGATAAACAAATTGGTGGAACACATTATAGAAAAATGAAAATCCAGCCGAGCAAGTTTGTAATGGAAAATAAATTGCTTTTCCCTGAAGGAAATGTTATTAAATACATCTGCAGACATAAATATAAAGGAGGAAAGGAAGACTTACTGAAAGCAAAACATTTTATAGATATGATTATTGAAAGAGACTACAAATAATGCAACGTCCCCTGTTTAAGCCTCGAACTGAATGGGTACAGCCAAATGAATTTCCAGACCTAAGCTCTTACGATGAAATTGCTATCGACTTAGAAACCAAAGACACTAATCTAATTAAACTTGGACCAGGAATGTTCAGGGACGATGGAGAAATTGTAGGAATCTCAGTCGCTGTAAAAGATTGGTGTGGCTACTATCCAATTGCCCATGAAGGTGGTGGAAATATGGATAAAAAACAAGTACTTAAATGGCTCAAGGACGTTCTCAAAACTCCCGCTAAAAAAATATTTCACAATGCTTTATATGATGTTTGTTGGCTC